TATAACAAATTAAATTATCAAAAATACAAAAATAATCAATAATTTTTAAGCAACGATTTCTTAGTAATTTTCGTTGCTTAATTTTTTTCCGACGGTTTTACGATTGGTTTTTTCCGACGGTTTTTTTACCAATCGAATTTAATAATATTTTCTCAAAAATCGCTATCTTTAAGTATTTGAAGTAATTTATTTATATCATTTTTCCGACGGTTTTTATATATCTGATATTTCTAGTTGCCCCTATTTTTTGTAACATATCATTCCAAATATCTTAACAAATCTCTCGCACGGCTTTCTTTTATATCCAAAAAGCTACTACTTTCTAAATCTAAAGTATCAATTCCTATTTTCTGTGTCATTTATTTCTAAAATCGTATTAATTTTTTTGATTAAATTATACAATTCTGTTTTTTCATAATAGATTTTTTTAAGTTCCCTTAAAAATTTTATTCTTTTGGGTGTATTTTTTGACTCATAATAAAAATTAATCACGATACTTTTTATGTTAAATTCACTATAATCAATATCTTCTTTTAATATATTTCTTATATTTTCATTATATAAATCTTCTAGCGAATTTTTTTCTTGATTTTCAAATTTTTGTAATATCCAATTTTTAGCTTCATATTCTCCAAACATATTTTTATTTTTTTCATATGCTTTTTTTCCTTCATTATCTGAATCTAACAATAATACATATTTTTTTGATAATCCACTTATTAAAGATATCAATATTGATATTTGTGATGCCCCACCTAAAGGAATTATTACAATCTCTTTATCTAAAAGTTTTTTTTCTTGTAGCAATTTAAAAAATATTACTTCTGTCATCCCTTCTACTAATAAAATTTTTTTATCAAAATAATTATAAGGATAACTATTCAATTTCAATGCATTTATTAGTGGTGTCATATCTCCTAAATTTCTGCTATTATTAGAAAACTCAAAATAATTTTTTAATTCAATGTTTTCATTTTCTCGTGTTGCTATTTTTATTGTTTTTATTGGAATAATATTAGGATTAACTAGATTTTCTAAATGAGTACAGTATATCACCTTATTATTATTTGAAACTTTTTTTAATATATTCAATAATTCTTTTTGAAAATCAGAATGTAAATAAACTCCAGGTTCATCCAACAATATTATACTTTGATATTCTTCATCAGTGTGTTGAAAATTATAGTATAATTTTATAAAAAAACTAAAAAACCATTGAAATCCTTTGGATCTTTGATCAATATCAAAATGAATTGTTTCTCTTTCCTTGTCACCATCTTCATCTATAACAATTTTTCTATTATCAGCTATAGAAAAAGTAAAATACTTATCTTTGTAATTTAAAGAAATTTCTGAATTTTCAAAATCTTCTTTTGATGTCTCATTAACTGAATCAGAATCATTATCAGAATACTCATAAGGAACGGTTGTACTTCTGCAATTCGGATGCATCGGCGGATAATTTTCTCCTTCCATTGCATTTTCTGTTTTGAATACTTCACCGTTAAGATTGGCACAAGTGTGACTTGTTCTACTATCTAGTACTGCTAAGAACTCATATTTAACAACTCCTGCGTCTCTGTATCCCATAAGCGTTGCCTGATTTTGAATGTGATTTGTTTCAGTTCTTACCAATCTTTCAGCATTTTTATAACTTGCATCAAACTTTTTAGCTATATTTTGTGACATAGTTTTATAGTTAATACCTCTATTTAGCCCAACAATTACTTCTTTTTTTATCGCTTTTGCTAAATTATCAGTATTACTCCATATTCTACTTGAATAGTTAGCCCCGCTCCATTCGTTCTCCAGTGCTTTCTTTACTACACTACTGCTGATTACACCTTTTTTAAATTTTAAATCCTCAGTGAGTGAGGTATAAGTATCTTTATATACCTCGGTTAATGTATCCGTCACTTTATTATTGATTTTCTGCCCAGCCTGTATAAGTTCATAGTCAATACCAGCTTTTAAGCTGTCCAGTCGACTGATACGGCTCCTATATGCCAGCGTTTCAAGTTCCACTGATAATTTCCTAAAATCAACAGGATTAGTTTTTTTCAGCTTTTCAATTTCCTTAACGTATTTTTCTATATCATACCGCCATTGTTTATATTCAGCACCACGAAGCAGTGTATTGGCTTGGATTTTATCAATACCTAACTTTTTTACTTCACTCTGATATTTAGCATATAACTGAGCTATTTTACTCTCTATTTCTTTTTTGCTCTCATTAAGTATTTTTACATACTCTCTATATGCTTTTGTACCTTCGTTAAATGATAGCTCCTCTCTTGCAAGCTGTCTTTTTTTCCAATATTCTTTATTACTCTCTTTCATCTGTTTCTTCCTGTTCATTTGCTAACCCCTTATACTCCAAAGGTTGTTCAATCTGATTTTCTTTTTCAATCTTTTTCAATTCCGCTTCCGTATCTTCAACAAAAGGTAGTAGTGATATTAAACTTTCCTGTGATACAACACCCTGTAAATTTGTTATTACATTGGAAAGCTCAACCAAATTTTCAGGAGTATTTCTTGTAAATATTTTCTGTATATCCAGCGGTACGAGATTCAAATTGAAATAGTCTAAAATTAATTCCAACCTTTCGTTCAATGCTTTTTTAAAGTACATTTCTTTTTGTGCTGATAACTGCTCCAGTGCTAACAGTTTATACCCTAACGCAACCCCTGAACTGTTCCCTGCAAACTGTTCATCTTGCATATCAGGTATGAAAGAAAATTTATGTATGTCCTGATTTAATCTATTTTTATTGTTTTGGGAATATGTATCATTTACATTTTTTATCAGCCATTTAGCATCTCCGTTTTCTCCCAAAAGCATTACTTTATTCTTTTTCAGGCTTTTTATATCTTCTTCATCCGTTCCCTGCATATTAGTCAACACGAGAATTGCGTCTGTAAAATCTTTCATATCATCTAATGAAGTCGATACTGCTTCATTGTATCCATCAATCAATGTGATTACTTTTTCAAAATCTCCCAGTTTCCGCTTATTATTAGCAAATTCAATCAAAGGCACCTTGTTAAATCCATGCAGTCTGGTTTCTCCCTGTGCCTGAGGTGTCAATATTACCCCTTTATAATCCATGACAGAAGTAAATGTATTGACAGTTACAGTTTTGTTGTCGTAAATCTCTAATATATAATTATACTCGTTATTTTCGTTTTTCTCTCTACTCCAACGGACTGCGTATTTGATATTTTTGTCTATCGTATTATCCCTGATAACAAATACATCACGTGGATCTAAAACCTTAAAGTTTATCGTATTATCTATATTTTTATACCATAATTCGTATGAACATCCGAAAATCGAACAGTTTTCCGCATGTTCAAAGTTGCATTGCTGTTCTTCCTCCGTAGCTAAATATTTTCCAACCATCTCATATTCATTTATCAGATTTTCCTTTAACAGCTTATAATTTATGTTTTTCCCGATGAAATATGCCGTCGCTATTGTGGTTATGTAACTTGGAAAATTATGGATAAGCTTACTATCCTGTTTTTCTTTCAGCCTGTCCTGTTTTTCCAGTATTTTATGTTTCCCCGTATAGTAATCCTCCAGTTTCTGCAATCTCACTAAATCTTTCACTAAAAAGTCCCATAGTGCTTTTTCCAATACTGTTATTTGCACCTATCTCACCCCCAATATATTTTTATTAATCGTAGTCATTCGGTTATTTCTCATATAATCCTCAAGTGCATATCTCATGGCATCCATTAAATGATTAAAGTCATCTATCGGTTTATTTACTGCTTTTCCAAATTTATCTTTATCCCAAGCATAATTAGATATCTCTGTTAAAAAATTTACACACCTTGGATGGATAAAAATTTTAAAATCCTGAATAAATTGTATTCCAGCATTTATACTATCTTTCCCTTTTTTAGATGCTTTTATCCTTGTCAATCCTAAGCTTCTTAAATGTTCTATGCTCTTTGGTTCCTCACTGTCAGCAACTATGATTTCTTTTTTGAAACCAAGTTTTTCTATATTTCTGTAAATAGCCGTGTTTTGCAATCTCTTTTGATATATCTCATCAAAAACATAAATTTCTTTCTGTTCCTGGTCTAATATCCCACAAAAAAAAGCGGCAGGGTCATTGGTGTATCCAAAATCTAGCCCAAATACTGCTTTCGCTTTACGTCTTTTATTTAAAATTTCTCTCCAATCAAATTCCAATTCTCTCCAATTTTCATAAACAAGCCCTTCAACAATTCCCCAGTTGCCAAGTCCAGCCACCTGATACCGTCTGGGGTTATTCTTTTTCATGTCCTCAAACAGTTTCTTGTCGCTGTCGTCAAGCCATTCGTTGCACATGTAGTTGGTTGTTTTAGCCATTATGTTATCGTCTTCAACGTCAAAAAATCTTTTCTTTATCCAGTGCCGTTCGTTCCAGGGGTTAAACGTGAGTGTAATCTGCTTATATAAAGGCTCTTCGATTTTTCCCCTGATACTTTCATCAAGCATATTAAAATCCTGCTCCTTATTTATCTCGTAGGCTTCCTCAATCCAAGCCCAGCATAGATTTCCAGTTTCAACTGTTATTGAAGTAACTTTAAGCGGATCGTCCAGTCCTCTAAATAGTATTTTCTGCCCTGTAGGTATGTAAATTATTTCCAACGGACTTTCTTTAACTGACCAGTAATCCTGTACCCCTAATATATTTATAGCCCATTTCAAGTCTGTAAAGCAGCTATCCTTTAACGTCCGATAAACTTTTCTTACCACAAGCAAGTTTGCTTCAGGATATTTCATCATTGAATAAATAAAAAATAACGCCGTTGTTTTACTTTTTTTACTCCCACGGCTGCCTTTACATACTCTGTATCTTCCCTTGAAGTTCCAAAAATCTTTATATCCTTTTCCAACAAGCTCCGGCAGTTTCACTTTCTTACTCTTCAAGTTCATCTTCACCCACAATCATAACTGGCACAACTCCGTCAACTTCAACTTTATCTGTGAATAGCCTATATCGTTTACCAAGCAGTTCTGCTGACTTAATTCTATCTCGTAGACCTATCTGCTTTTTAACCATTCTAGCTTCACTTGTTCCGTCCCCAGTTCCTTCGACAACGACAACTTCTTCTTTGATTTCCCCTCTCATCGACTTAGTCAAAAACTCAAGCACTTCCTTGGCGGATGCTGTCCTCTCATCCTGCATGGCTTCCAGTTTTTCGTCAATGTAGCCTTTTATAGCAGGTTTAAGCAAGTTTTCCTGTCCAATAACTCTCGCCGTCTTCTTACTGTACCCTGCCTTTACCGCTGCTTCCGTTATGTTTCCAGTTTCAATATAATAATCTGCAAATCTTTTCTGTTTCTCCGTCAATTTCATGTCAAGTTCTCCACCTCCTCAAAAATAAAAGTACCTTGCAATTCTAAGCTGCTGAATCACAAGGCGATATACTAAAAGTGTTTATAAACAAAAAAAAAGACAGCTCCTACACTGTCTTGGTAGTCCGATACTCAAAGGCATCAAGAACAAAGTTAAATTTTACAAAAATTCCAATATACCATATTATAACATATAAATGGGGAATGTAAATACCACGTTTGGGGCACGTATGGGACATTTTTGTCAAGTCCTTAGTCCAAAAGTAGTTCCGGAAACAGATTAAATTGTAGCTCTTTAATCAATCTGGTTCTATTTCTCCCTACCGTTTTTCTATCTACATTCATTTCATCTGCTATTTCATCAATCGTCCATTCCTTGAAATATCTCAATGCTATGACGTTGTAATATTTGTCATTTCTAATATTCATTAAAGCGTTGTCTACTCTGATAATTCTTTTTTCCATTTTTAAATTTTCAGATTTTAAATGCTCAATTTTTTCAATTTCTTTTTCAGGGACTCCTTCATATTTTTTTAATCCCCCTTGGACATTCTCTCCTGTTTTAATTTTTACAGTTTCTACTAATCCATTTTTCAATATTTCGTCAATACGACTGTTATTTTTTTCAATTATTCGTTTGTAATTTGGGTAAGCTCTTAGCATCGCTTCTGTTTCCTTGTATCTGTCTATTTTTTTAACCTGTCTTAATTTTTCTGCAACTCTGTCCGCTATTCTGTCAATTTCTATTTCTGTCATTTCTTACTCCTTTAATTTTTGATTTACATATTCGCTTTTTCAATTGTGTACACATAAGTTAATAGTTTTCTTTTGTTCTTTCATTCATATTTTTTAGCCATTTTTCGTGATGAACTTGCAAAAACTCTTCTTCTGTTGCTCCTACGTATTCAACAATAGCCAAAATGCTACCTAAAACCCTGTTTTCAGTCAATATTTTAAAATCCGATAATATAAGCAATGTGTCTTCTAAACTTTTTACTGATAATAAACTCTTTTTAATTTGTTCAACTATGGATTCATCTAAAAATGGTATTATTTTACCTTTTGTTTCCTCGTCCTTTTCATTTATGTAGCTAAGATAAAAATGCAACACGTCCGACAGTTCCTCTAACACTTTTGATTTGTTAAATTTTTCTGTGCTGTTTTTCCAGTAGTTCCACTCGCTTTTAAGTTCCTGGATCAGTTCTCCAATTTCTGTTATCAATGCAACCTGAATACCTTTAACCGTTCTTGCTTTGGTAGTTTTCTTTTCATCAAATTTCTTATCAAGTATTGCCTGTCTTTTCAGCAGTTCCTCTATATCAAATGTTTTTAATGCTTGAACTCCTGCTAATTTCATATTCTCAACCTCTTTTTCATTTACTGCACCTATTTTCTGCAAATCTTTTAAACTGTAATTCTTGTCCTTCATTTTTCCTCCTAATTTTCATTAAATTTTGCAAACACTAACCAATGTGTCTTACTTCTGCGATTTCCAAATAAAGGTCTGCAGTCAATCACATCCAATATACTCTTCAGTTTTATCTGCTCCTCGTTCCATTTAAAAATCAACACTCCGTTCGGTTTTAAAACTCTCATGCACTCATTAAATCCTTTCTTTAAATCACTTTTCCAAGTTTCAGGATTCAATTTCCCGTACTTTTTAGCAATCCAAGATTTTTCCCCGGCTCTAACTAAATGCGGCGGATCAAATACAACCAAATTAAATTTGTTATCCGGATAAGGAATTTTTCTAAAATCTCCTATTACATCTGGATTAACTTTTAGTTTTCTCCCGTCGCATAAAATTTCCTCAAACTCCCTGTTATCCATATATACTGTGCTTTTGTTACTTTTATCAAACCAAAACATTCGTGATCCACAACATACATCGAGTATTTCCATTTCTCATTCTCACTTTCTATATTTATCAATTCTTGCCTTCAGACTTTGTAAAAGTTCTTCCTGAACGTCTCCTTTACTCTGCAAGGCTTTCATTACATCCTCGTCCCTTGTGTCATTTGTTACAAGGTGGTGGATTATAACCTTTTCCTTCTGCCCCTGCCTGTGAAGCCTTTTATTTGCCTGCTGGTAAAGTTCAAGGCTCCAGTTAAGTCCAAACCATATCACATGGTTTCCACCGTCCTGAAGGTTTAAGCCGTATGCCGCACTTGCCGGATGTGCCAGAAGTATATCAATTTTTCCATTGTTCCAATCCTTTTCATCCTCCGGAGTTTTAAGCTGTCTTACTCTTAATTTTGATTTTGCCAGTGCCTTTTTTATTCTTTCCAGATCGTGCTGGAAGCTGTAGAAAACCAAGGCGGGTTTTCCGTTAAGCTCTTCTATAAGTTCCATAAAACGTTCAATCTTGCAGTCGTGAATCTTATGAACCTTACGTTCTTCATCGTAGATGGCTCCATTTGAAAGCTGTAACAGCTTTCCGGTCAACGCCGCCGCGCTTGCAACTGATATTTCTTCAGATTCGTTCAGTTCTAAAATCATCTTCTTCTCAAGTTCCTCGTACTGCTTTCTTGACTTGCTGTCAAGTTCAACCGGAATTGTATTGTAGGTTATGTCTGGAAGTTCCAAATAATCTTTCGCCTTCATTGAAACACATATATCGCTTATCTTGTTCATAATTGACTTGTCTGACCCTTCCTTCAGTTCATATTCCCCAAAAGGATTTCCACCATATTTTGAATAATTAAAATATCTCTCACGAAAAGCCGTTATATTCTTTCCAAGTCTTTCTCCCTTGTCCAGCAGGTATATTTGTGCCCAAATATCTTTTAGCCCGTTTGGTGCCGGTGTACCTGTAAGCCCTACAACCCTGTCTATTTTTCCAAGTACAAGTTTCAATGCTTTAAATCTTTTGCTTGCATGGTTTTTAAAACTTGAAAATTCATCAATCACAATCATATCAAAAGGCCAGTCATTTTTATAATACTCGACAAGCCACTTGACGTTCTCACGGTTTATCACATAGATGTCTGCAGGCGTATTCAGCGCCATTATTCTTTTCTTCTCCGAACCTAGCACTCTTGAAAATTTTAAGTACTTCAGATGATCCCATTTTTCTGCTTCATTAAGCCACGTGCTTTCGGCAACCTTCTTAGGTGCTATTATCAGAACTCTGTCAACTTCAAATCTGTTAAATTTAAGCTCATCAATTGCCGTAAGCGTTATAATTGTTTTCCCCAGTCCCATATCAAGTAACAGTCCTGCATTTGGTTTTTCAATAACTTTCTCAATGCAGTATTTCTGATAATTGTGTGCCTTGAACTCCATTTTTAATCCTCCTTCCAGTTAGAAAGTTCAGTTTCCAATACTTCATCAACCTTTTCTTTAGAATCCACCACATAAACTCTTTGCCCTAATTTCGTTATTTTTGTAATCTGATTTACTTGCAAGGCTCTCGGCTTTTTTCCTGGGGATTTCAATTCGACAAAGAATATTTTTCCGTTCGGGAGTAGGCAAAGCCTGTCTGGCACTCCTGAGTTTCCAGGACTCGTAAATTTATATGCAATTCCTTTTTTATTTTTTGTTTTTCTGACTAGGTAATTTTCAATTTCCTTTTCTGACATTTCTACCTCCAAATTTTTATAGAACTACAAACTTTTCACGCGCGTGTATAGAGACTATTAATTAAAGGATTTATATACTCCATATACTCGTATTTATACCCTTTAATCTCTTTAATTCCTTTATTTTATACTCTATATAGGAAAGATTGTAGTCTTTGTTGCCAATCATATTGTAAGTACGATTAATAAAGGGTTTATGTGGCAACAATCTTGGCAACAATCTCGGCAACAAGCAACAAAGTTCATTTTTTTAATTTTTTTTGCGGCGACCAACGATTTGTTTCCCTT